AAATAAATTATAAAAATGTTTTGGCGAACGGTATTTATAGTTTTATTAGTGCTTTTTTCTTATGCTTTTATTCTAAACAATAGATTGTAAAAAGTCAAGCAATAACACAAAAAATAGTTAAATTTTTAGTTGTTTCTTATTTACAAATAAGTAAAAAGGAGGAACATATATGCCAGATATCACAAACGGTCGTGAGAAAGTCAATGCTTTTTTGAAAGACAAAGGTATTAAAAAAACAACTCTAGCGGTTGCTTATGGCTTTAAACGCCAGGAAGTAACAAACATTCTAAGTGGAACGACTAAAGGCCCACGAGCGAACAGTTTCATTCTTCAGGTTATTGAAGATTATGGGATTGAGTAGCACAAAAAAAGCACCTAACAGAAGTCAGGCGCTAATCAAAATAACTAACTGAATTATAACATGAAAGGAGCAAAAATGGAAGCAGTTGAAATTGTAAGAATTAAAGATGTGATTATTGAAAAAGTCTCTGCTAATGATGAGGAATTAGAACACATCTTTGGATGCTCAAAGCGACAAGCGGGAGACATGAGACGCGAGATGAAGAAGCTACCTAGTCAACAAAAACACCTCAGAAATGATGGCCAGCTTGTCACAATCAAAGGTTTTGATGCTTATCTGCAATATCGAGGCAGTCAGTCATGGAAGAAAGAAATGGTGAAAAGCAAGAAAATGAGGTCGGTAGGATGAACATTTTAACAAAAATCAAGGATTGGTTATCAAAAGAAACTAACCTTGACTGGAAAGAGGTCGCTCTGGATCTCAATCAATCACTGATTGAAACACAAGGAAAACTTCAAGAAGCAAATCAAGAAATCGCAGACTTGAATAAAATCATAGCAATCTACAAGGAGAAGGAGAATGTAAAATGATGGAATACTTATATTTCGTGACCATCGTCGGAATTGCTCTCTGGTCACTAGTAAATAAACTAGATGACCACGCTAAAATGAAAAAACAAGATAGACAGCGAATAGCTAATAATGTCGCACGGATGAACCTGAGAAATTCAGATAAGCAATATACTTATGATGTAGAACCACCGGAAGGACTTGCAAAAGGTGTAGAAGAAGGAGTTTAAAATGGTAACAATCAATAAACTAGAAATCGAAAACGTCAAGCGCGTTAAAGCGGTCAAATTAGAGCCGTCAGCAACTGGTTTAACCATTGTCGGTGGAAATAACAACCAAGGGAAAACCAGTGTACTGGACGCGATTGCTTGGGCGTTGGGTGGTAATAAGTACAAGCCTAGCCAAGCGCAACGCGAAGGAAGTACAATCCCGCCTAGCTTAAAAATCACGCTATCAAACGGCTTGATTGTGGAGCGTAGCGGAAAGAACAGCACTCTCAAGGTCATTGACCCAAGTGGCAACAAAGCTGGTCAAAACTTACTTGATAGCTTTGTGGAAGAGCTAGCTATCAACTTGCCAAAATTCATGGAGCAGACTAGCAAAGAGAAAGCTAAGACTTTGTTGCAGATTATCGGAGTCGGTCCGCAATTAGCTGAACTGGAAATGCAAGAAAAGGCCAAATACGATGAGCGCCACGCAGTCGGTGTGATTGCTGACCAAAAGGAGAAGTTCGCAAAAGAACAACCTTACTATCCAGATGCTCCGAAAGAGCTGGTCTCTATCTCTGAGCTTATTCAACAACAACAGGCTATTCTTGCCAAGAATGGCGAGAATGCTCGCAAACGTCAGAACTTAGTATCTATCCAAGCAAAACACAACTCAGCGACTGCAGAGGTCGAACGATTGGAGCAATTGCTGGCTGATGCAAAAACAAAAGAAAGTCAGTTAGCTCAAGACTTGGCTATTGCGAATACCGATGCCATGGATCTCCTCGATGAATCAACTGAGGAGATTGAAAACAATATCGCAGAGATTGATGAAATCAATCGTAAAGTGCGTGCTAATCTGGACAAGGATAAAGCCGAAGAAGATGCCAAGGGTTATCGCGAGCAATACAAGGAACTTGATAATGTGATTGATGATATCCGTAAGCAGAAGACGGCTCTGCTCACTAATGCAGACTTGCCACTACCTGGCTTGTCTGTGGATGATGGCGAACTGCTCTACCTCGGTCAGCGCTGGGATAACATGTCTGGCAGTCAGCAGCTGCAAGTTGCTACTGCAATTGTGCGAAAATTGAAGCCAGAATGTGGATTCGTACTCATTGATAAGCTGGAGCAAATGGATCAGTTGACTTTGCAAGAATTTGGCACATGGCTCGAGCGGGAAGGATTGCAAGCAATCGCGACTCGTGTATCAACAGGAGATGAATGTAGCATCCTGATTGAAGACGGGTATAGCGTCAAGCCAGAGGTGGCACAAGCACCTAAAACATGGCAAGGAGGTTTTTAAAACATGCAAATCACAAGAGGAAAACGAGCACGAGCTCAAAAGGTAGTTATCTACGGCCCGGAAGGAATTGGCAAGTCCACGTTTGCAGCTGAATTCCCAAATGCGGTCTTCGTTGATACGGAAGGTTCGACAGACAACATGGATGTGGCTAGATTGGACAAGCCGACCAGCTGGACCATGCTGATCAATGAGATTGCTTTTATCAAAGCAAATCCGACTGAGTGTGGGACACTCGTCATTGATACAATCGATTGGGCAGAAGCTTTGGCAGTTAATTACATCTGTTCGCAACATGGCAAGCAAGGGATTGAGGATTTTGGCTGGGGCAAAGGCTACACCTATGTCCAAGAAGAAATGGGACGTTTCTTGAATAGCTTGTCTGATTTGGTTGATATGGGGATCAACGTGGTATTGACTGCGCACGCTCAAATCAAGAAATTTGAACAGCCAGACGAAATGGGGTCTTATGACCGTTACGAGTTGAAACTTGGTCAAAAGACAGGCTCTAAGACTGCTCCACTCGTAAAAGAATGGGCAGATATGGTTCTATTCGCCAACTACAAGACCTTGATCATGACGACTGATAACGGCAAGAAAAAAGCGCAAGGTGGTGAGCGCGTGATGTATACCAACCATCGACCAGCTTGGGATGCCAAGAACCGACATGGGTTACCTGATGAAATGCCATTCCATTACGCTGGAATTGCTCATATCTTTGCGAGTCAGCAAGTGCATACACAACAGCCACAACCGCAGACAGTCGCTCCAGAACCTCAGCAGACTGTTCTGCAAGCCTCTGAGCAGGTCCAAGAGGAATTGCCTCTCGATATGTCGCAGGTAGCTGAAAAACCTCAAAATGAGGCTCCTAGCACGCCGCAGACAACACCTGCGCAATATCATGCAAGCTTGCCAAAGAGTTTGACGGACCTCATGTCTCAAGGTAACGTGACGGAAGAAGAACTTCAAAAAGTCGCTTACATCCGTGGGCACTTCCCGTTAGGAACGCCAATCGAAAACTTCCCTCCTGATTATTGGGATATGATTGTAGCACACTGGCAGGCGACTATGGAAGTTATTCAAAATCAGGTTCGAGCAGACCCTGAACTGCCCTTCACGATGTAGATTTTGGGAATTAGAAATCATAGCAAAATATAATAAGGAGTATCTATGAAAGATAAAACTATTAAAATTGATTTGTCAAAAATCGCAAATACAGCCTTACAAGAAAAGGTTGACAAAGAACTTGAAAAAGTCCTTGAGAATATTCTAGATCTCAATACAGAAGCCAAAGCAACCCGTAAAGTCACTATCACACTAACGATGTCAACAGATGATGAGCGTGCAGTCGTTAAGACAGGTATGGAAGTCAAATCTACCCTAGCGCCACAGAAAGGTGTCGCAACAACCGTTATTGTCGGTCGTGATGACACTGGTAAAATTCACGCAAACGAGCTCAAAAGTGGCATCCCTGGTCAGACTTACTTTGATGACAACGGAGACATGAGAACCGATGTTGGCGAACTCATCGAAAAAGTAGAACAACAAAGCACAAATATTATTGATTACAACAAAAAGAAAGCAGGTAACTAACCATGACAGAAAATATTAAAGATGCATTATCATTTGCAGTCGAACTAGCGGGTAAAGAAAACAAAATCATTCGTTCAGAAACTGGGAAGGAATATTTTGACAGCAATAAATATGACTTACAGGAACTTAACCCTCGTAAGTACGCACCTATCCTTGAGCTCCAGACACTCAAGAGTCTTGTTGACTATCTCAAATCAGATAACGATTTCATCAGTGATCGTAAACTTGTAGTTGTCGTGGACAGTTCCCAAAAAGTATCTGTATATGATCAAGTTGATTTTGAAAACGGCAAACGTCCTCAGCTCGTATCTGTAAGAGCATCCGTTCCAGTTATTCCTTTTAGCTATTGGCGCGACCAGGAAGAATTCAATATTATGCTGCAGTCTATGTTCATCAATGATGCAGATCGCAATTTGGTTTTGGATTTTGCTAGTCACTTAAAAATCGAAAAAGGTGCAGAAGTACAGGATAATGGCATCAGTCAAATGGCAACGGTTCGTGATGGAGTAGCAAGTTTAGCACAAGCTAAGACTCCAAATCCAGTAACCTTAAGACCATATCGTACTTTCAACGAAGTAGAGCAGCCTGCTAGTCAATTCATCTTTCGTATCAACAAATCAGCGAATCTTGCGCTCTTTGAAGCAGATGGGGGTAAATGGCAGCTGGAAGCTATCAGTAACATTGCAAGCTACTTGACGAAAGAACTTGCAGGTAAAGACAAAATCACAATCTTAGCATAAGGAGAAAACAACATGACACAACAATACAACAACTTTGATCACGAAATCGGCTGGGAAGATACGATTGAAAAAGACTCGGATTTTGTCCTATTGCCTGACGGATTGTACCATTTTACAGTCATCGGCATGGAACGTACGCGACACACGCCGAATCCGCAAAATCCCGGTAAATTGCCAGCATGTAACAAGGCTATCGTCAGCATCAAGATTGTAGCTAATGAAGGTGAAACGGAACTGCGCCACAACTTATTCTTGCACAGCTCTACGGAAGGTATGCTATCTGCTTTCTTTGCTGCAATCGGCCAGAAGAAAAAGGGCGAACCACTTCGCATGAACTGGAATACCATCATCGGTACAACTGGAGTATGTAAAGTCGGAACCCGACAATACAATAACAACAATTACAACGAAGTAAAATCCATGCTCTACCCTGAAGACGTGGACTATACAAAAGTGTTGAACCAACAACCCAGACAAGCTACACAAGGACGCTACCAGCAACCTCAGCAGCCGAATTTTGCGCAACAGCCACAAGGACAAGCTGGATACCAAGCTGGTCAATTCTAGGAGGTAAGGGATGCAATTAAGACCTTATCAACAGGAAGCACGGGAGGCTGTTCAAGCTGAATGGGCTAAAGGTCGCAAGCGCACGCTCTTAGTATTGCCAACAGGATGCGGGAAGACGATTGTATTTTCCAAAATCATCGAAGACCAAGTGAAAGAGGGCAAGCGTGTGCTTGTCCTTGCTCATAGGTCTGAATTGCTGGAGCAGGCTAGCGATAAGCTCAAGACTGCGACAGGTCTTGGCACAGCCTTAGAGAAAGCAGAAAATACCTCTATCGGTTCCTGGTATCGCGTCGTCGTCGGCTCAGTTCAGACCATGCAGAGAGAGAAGCGACTTAGTCAATTTCCTCCTGATTGGTTCGATACGATTGTAGTCGATGAAGCCCATCACGCTATTTCAGATGGTTATCAACGTGTGCTTGGTTATTTTGAACAGTCGAATGTATTAGGAGTGACTGCCACACCAGACCGTGGAGATATGAAGAACCTAGGCTCTTTCTTCGATAGCTTAGCTTATGAGTATTCGCTAGTCCAAGCTATCCAAGAAGGGTACTTATCTAAAATCAAGGCTTTGACAATTCCGCTTAGCTTGGATTTATCAAATGTCAGCATGTCGGCAGGCGATTTCAAGGCGAGCGATGTCGGAACGGCACTGGATCCATACCTGGAGCATATAGCAGATGAAATGGCCAAGCAATGCGCTGACCGCAAGACAGTCGTATTCTTGCCTTTGGTAAAAACCTCGCAAAAATTTCGTGACATCTTAAACACTAAAGGCTTTCGCGCTGCTGAAGTCAATGGAGAATCCAAGGACCGTGCCGAAGTTTTAGAAGACTTTGAGAAGGACAAATACAACGTCCTGTGCAACTCTATGCTCTTAACTGAGGGCTGGGACTGTCCAAGTGTTGACTGCGTGGTCGTGCTAAGACCTACTAAAGTACGAGCGCTCTATTCTCAAATGGTGGGGCGTGGGACTCGTTTACATCCAGGAAAAGAAGAACTGCTCTTACTTGATTTTCTCTGGCATACGGAACGCCACGAGCTATGCCGGCCGGCTCACTTGATTTGTGAGACTCCAGAAGTGGCTCAAAAAATGGTTGAGAATATGGAAGAGCAGACGGGTGTCGTGCTTGACCTCGAAGATATGGAAGCCAAGGCAACCGAGGACGTCGTCGCTCAACGTGAGGAAGTATTGGCCAAACAATTGGCAGAAATGCGTAAGCGTAAACGCAAGCTGGTAGATCCGTTACAATTTGAAATGTCTATCCATGCTGAAGACTTGTCAAACTACGTGCCTAACTTTGGATGGGAGATGGCACCTGCTAGTGATAAGCAAATTAAAGCGCTTGAGAAGTACGGCATACTTCCTGATGAAATCGGCAACGCTGGAAAAGCTGCTTTATATTTAGACAGATTGCACAAGCGACAATCAGAAGGCTTAACAACACCTAAACAAATCAGATTACTTGAAAGATACGGTTTCAAAGATGTGGGAATGTGGCCATTCGAAGAAGCCAAGAATATGATTAACCGCATAGCAGCTAACGGATGGAGACTTCCGACGAGCGTGCGACCAGCTGAATATGTACTAAATTAAGAAGGAGAAAACAGTGGCAGAGAATGATTTTAATTTGTTGCCGTTGCTGGATTATATCAATCCTGCCACGGTAGACTACCAGACGTGGGTCAATGTCGGTATGGCTCTTAAACATGAAGGATATACAGCATCCGACTGGGATAACTGGTCACAAAATGATAGTCGATACAAGAAATTCGAGTGTTTCAAGAAATGGGATACCTTCAACGAGGAAACAGGAACTATCGTGACGGGTGCGACGATTACCCAACTTGCTAAAGAGAATGGTTGGGTGTCACAATCCAGCTATGACAGTGAGAATGCGCATGAGTTTGGCTGGACCGATATAATAGACCGCGATTATCGTGTCATTGATAAAGACTGGATTGAAGGTAAGGAAATCCATGAGCCAGCTATTTGGAATCCGGTTCAGGAAATTATCAAATACCTTGAAACGCTCTTTGAAGCTAGCGAAAATGTTGGGTACGTTACTGAATGCTATCCAAAGACTGACGACGAAACAGGCGAGATTGTCAAATGGCTGCCAACTAAGGGAGCATATGATCGTACAGCTGGTGAGTTGATTCAGCTCTTACAAGAATGTAATGGAGATATTGGAGCTGTCCTTGGTGACTATCACGAAGAAGCTGGCGCATGGATTCGATTCAATCCAATGGATGGAAAAGGCGCTAAAAACGAAAACGTGACAGATTTCAGATACGCCCTGGTCGAATCCGACAGCATGCCGATTGACAAGCAGAATGCCATATACAAAGAATTGGAGCTACCAATTGCAGCCTTGGTACACAGTGGAAATAAATCACTACATGCTATCGTTAAAGTAGATGCCAAGAATTACGAAGAATACCGTAATAGGGTTGATTATCTTTATAAGATTTGTCAAAAGAACGGCATTATCGTCGATACACAGAATCGAAATCCAAGTAGACTATCTCGTATGCCTGGGTTTATCCGTAATGGACAGAAGCAATTCTTGGTGGATACTAACATTGGTAAGGCCGATTGGGACGAATGGTATCAGTACATCGAAGACTTGAACGATGACCTGCCTGACCCTGAGGGGCTGGCCGACAGCTGGGATAACTTGCCGGAATTGGCCCCTGAATTGATTAAAGGCGTGCTTCGTCAAGGTCACAAGATGCTGATTGCTGGGCCGTCCAAGGCTGGTAAGTCATTCGCTTTGATTGAGATGTCAATCGCAATTGCAGAGGGGAAGAAGTGGCTCGGTTGGGATTGTACGCAAGGGCGTGTCCTCTATGTCAATCTGGAGCTAGACCGTCCGTCTGCCTTGCATCGCTTCCGTGATGTCTATCAAGCGATGGGATTGCCACCACAAAACATCAGTAACATTGATATCTGGAATCTCCGTGGAAAAACTGTACCAATGGACAAGTTAGCGCCTAAGCTCATTCGTCGAGCTTTGAAAAAGAATTATATCGCAGTCATCATCGACCCAATCTATAAAGTCCTGACGGGTGACGAGAATAGCGCAGACCAGATGGCACACTTTACCAATCAATTTGATAAAGTGGCCACAGAGTTAGGCTCTAGCGTTATCTACTGTCATCATCATTCAAAGGGTTCTCAAGGTGGCAAGAAGTCCATGGACCGCGCTAGTGGTTCGGGTGTATTTGCTCGGGATCCTGACGCGCTTATCGATTTGGTCGAGCTGGAAGTATCAGAAGAATTGCTTACTCAAAGGCTGAATCAGGCAGCGTGCGAAGTGTACAAACAGGCTTTACAAGAACGAAATAACGCTTATTACCAGCAAAATGTCGGACTAGATGACCTATTAAGCTCAGCGCAGATGCGAACGCACTTTGAAAAAGGTATCCCTGATGTGATGGATCGTGCTCCATTCGTGGATAAGCTCGAAGAAGCTCGCAACAAGATTCAGATAGCAACCGCGTGGCGTGTAGAAGGTACACTTCGAGAGTTTGCCAAGTTTAAGCCAGTCAATATGTGGTTCAGTTATCCAGTACACGCGCTTGATGAAACAGGCGTGCTGGCAGATATTAAGCTTGACGACGATAAACCAGGGTGGATGAAAGCTAAAGAAACTCGCAAAAAGAACGCAAAGGAAGATAAAAAGCAAAAACTGATAGAGTTTGACGAAGCAATTGAAAACGCGAATTTCGGCGAGCCACCTTCAAAAGAAGACGTAGCTGAGTATTTAGGAATTTCTGTAAAAACAGTTACTCGCAGACTGAATTCATCTAAAAAATATTGGTTCGACAAGAACTCAAATTCGATAAAAGAAAAAGGACAAGACCATAAAAACGTGGTCATGTCCGAATAAGACAGCACCATAAATTTATGGTTGTGTCTTTGTCTCAAAAAGGACAGACAAGACCATAAAAACGTGGTCGTGTCTTGGACAGACAACTATATATTATATATATAGATAATGTCCTGTCGTCCATCATGTCCATACCTGTATAGACAGGGTTGCCTAAAACGCACCCTGTCATATACAAGGAACATGGACTAAGCGCAAAAAATAAAATAAAAAAAGAAAGGTAAAATAAAAATGTTTATTTCAGTACAAGGAAAATTTATAAATGTCAATCACATAATTATGGTTGAAAAGATAGATGCAAATTCTGCTAAGATTTTTTTGAGTCATCAAAACGAACCTATCGAAGTTGCTTTATCTTATGCAAGTATTTTAGGCAAAATAAATAGAGCTCTTGGAATATTAGAAGAAACTGAAGAAGATAAAATGCCGTCTGTTTATGAGATGCAAGAATGGGAGCTAGAATCCGCTATTGAGAATGGTGGAGGATTCTGGCTAGACCAGTAGAGAGGATTTCCTATGATTGAATTCTTTTTACCCATGCAAAAAATTCCAACGACTACCCATCAGCAAAAAAAAGTAAACGTGAGATTTGGTAAGCCAATCTTTTATGAGCCAGAGGATCTGAAAAATGCCAGGGCAAAATTTGAGAGCTTGCTTGCGCAGCATGTACCGCCTGATAAATTTAAAGGAGCAATTCGGCTAACAGTCAAGTGGTGCTTCCCTCGTATCAAAAAAAGCTATGATGGCCAGTACAAGACCACAAAGCCGGATACAGACAATCTGCAGAAGCTACTCAAGGACTGCATGACGAAACTTGGATACTGGCAAGATGATGCACAAGTGGCCAGCGAGATTGCTGAAAAGTTTTGGGCTGACACAGTTGGGATCTATATCAAGATTGAGGAATTGCCATGAGAATTGACTACATTGATTTCTTCAGCAGAGTCATTCCTGAGTGGATGGCACACAGCAATCAAAAGAGCCAAGAGGTCGGTTTTGGTTCAGATGCTTATTGGCTATGGGCAGTGTCGTCGATTAGCGAAATTTGTAAACAATACAATGATGATGAGCTGGTGACGGAGCAATTCGGATTGCTATTTAGCTGGCTTGAGAAACAGGCAGGATAAACTATGGAATATAGCAAACAGGTAGTAATCGACGGACTGAAACGCACGATCGAACAGACACAATTGAGGAAAAACTATAGTAGAACATAGACGATAATGGCATTAAAAAAAGCCAAGGTACTCTCTGCCTCAGCTAATAGTTCT